TTATTAGATTCAAGTCAAGCAAAACCAACAAAATTTGCAAAATATTTTTTTTCTATATATTTGCTTAAACGAATAAGCTCATGTTAACAAAAGGACTAAACCAAGGCTTTACAGATTCCGACATGAAACAAGGGATTGTTTCAGGGTATTTCTCCATGTTTGGATCAAAAGACCTTGACGGTGACATCATTGAGCAAGGGGCATTCACAAAGACAATATCTGAGAGAGGCCCTAATGGAAAAGGATTGATCAAGTATCTCCTAGACCATGATCACAGAAAGGTAGTAGCTAAGATCACCAACCTATACGAAGATTCTAAAGGCTTGAGATATGAGGCTAAGATAGGCACTCATTCAGCAGGTCAGGACTTCCAGAAGATGATTGAATCTGAATTGATCAATCAGCATTCCTTTGGATTTAGAACGATCAAAGAGCAGTACGATGAGCAATCAAAATCTAATCGAATAAAAGAGGTTATGATGTATGAAGGTTCAGCTGTTCAGTTCCTTGGGGCTAATCCTGAAACCACTTTTATTGATCTTAAATCAGAGACCGATGCATTTGAATACCTTGCAAAAATTGAGAAGTTTGTCAAGACCTCAGATGCTACAGATGAAACACTTGAAAAACTAGAAAACCAGCTTAAATCACTTCTTGCAGTTCTGAAGCCGTCAAAAGACACTTCTAATGAGCAAAAAGCCGACAAGGTGGAAATAATCACTTTAACCGACTTAAAACAATCATTAGAAACATGGAAAATCTAACCATCGATGCCGTAAAGGCAGTAATCGCTGAAGCAGGTGAAGCCATTAAATCAAAGGCTATCAACGCAGAGGCAAAAGCAAACGAAGCTTTCGAAAAGGCTGAAACATTGCTTAAATCATTGGACAATGTCCTAACCAAGTCAGAGGCTGCCGAGATGCAGAAGCATTTGGATGCTCTTGACCTTGCTATGCAAAAGAGTGCAGTAGAGAAAGAAGTAAAGTCTGAAGACTTCCGATCTGCATTCATCAAGGCTTACGAGCCAATCCAGAAAGAAATTGCAAGATTGAAGTCTGAGCCAAACGCTAGATTGAAGGCTCCTTTGACTTTCGAAATCAATGAGAAGACCGTAGGTGCTATCTCTTTGGCTTCTACTATCTCAAACGTTGCTTCTTCTGGTCAGGTAACTATCTCTGAGTTCACAGGGGTTGTATCTCCAATCAGACAGAGACTTCTTACTTACCTTTCAAATGTATCTGTTGGTGCTATCGGTACTCAGTACGCTGTATGGGTTGAAGAATACGATGAAGAAGGTACTCCAGTATTCATCGGTGAAGGTGTTGAGAAGACTGCATTGGATGTTCAGTACAAAGAGCAGAGAGCCAAGGTTGAAAAGATCGGTGTTCACATGAAAGTGACTATGGAACTTCTTGAAGATGCTGCTTACCTTGCCTCTTACATCCAGCAGAATGGTGTTAAGCGAGTTGAGACAGTTATCGAAAATCAGTTGTTTACTGGTAACGGATCTTCTCCACAGCTTCAGGGCTTGCTTGGTAAGTCTACTACCTTCACCGGTGGATCAATGGCAGGTGGTGTTGAGTCTGCAACTAACTGGGATGTAATCCACGGTATCATTGCTCAGGTAAGAGCAGCTAACGGTTCTGTAAACGGTATCTTTGTTGAGACTGGACAGTATCATTTGATGCTATCTGAGAAAGATGCTGATAAGCAGTACATCCTTCCTGCTGGTGTGACTTTCGATGCTCAAGGCGGAATCAACGCTTGGGGAGTTAGAATCATCCCAACTAACGCTTTGACTGGTACTGCTGCTGATTTCGTAGGTGGTGACCTTTCTGTGATCAACGTTAGATTGAGAAGCGGTTTGCAAGTAGCTATTGGGGAGTCAGGCGATGACTTCATCGATAACTTGAAGACTGTCAGAATCGAGCAGAGATTGGTTCAGTTTATTTCTCAGAATGACGTGCCAGTACTCGTGAAAGGCACCTTTGCTGGAGCCAAAGCTATTTTGGAGACAACTTGATAAATAGTTAGTAAGTGTTTTGATCGACACGACCCCTGATTGAAAAGTCAGGGGTTTTTTTGTATCTTTGAATAGATCAAACACTTACATTATGGAAATTTGGAAATCAATCAAAGGATTTGAAGGCCTATACGAGGTATCAAATCAAGGAAGAGTAAAGGTTTTGCAAAGAACAGCAAGAGGTAGGCTGAATAACATTCAAACCTTTAAAGAAAGAATTTTAAGCCCAATAAATCAAAGTAATGGGTATTTAAAAGTTAATCTTGTAAAAGACGGGATTCAGAAAACGTGTTTAATTCATAGGATTGTGGCATCTGCTTTTATTGAAGGTGATAATTCATTAACTGTAAACCACATAAACGGAATTAAAACGGATAATAGGGTTGAAAATTTGGAATGGCTTTCTTTATCTGAAAATCATAAACACGCATTTAGAATTGGGCTAAAATGCATGAAGGGGGAGAAATCAAATGGTAATAAATTATTAGAACACCAAGTGATTGAAATTAAAAAACTCCTTAATCAAGGAATTACTCATCAAAAAATTGCAGATTTGTATAATGTTAGAAGGCAAACTGTAACCGATATAAACCTAAAAAGACGCTGGTCACATATTTAAATTTGTCTGTTTTGTTTTGTTGATGTGTTAAGGCCCTGAATATTTTCAGGGCTTTTTCTTTTATTAAATAATCGATTTATTAGATTTGACAAAACAAAACATTATGAGAAAATACAAAATCCAAAAGATTGAAGGCTCAAAGATTACAGGCCTTTACACAAAATTAGGTAGTGACTGCATTTGCACACCTTTCACGATCGAATTGCCTTCCAAGATGACCGCAAGCGAAATGAAGGCACATGTTGAACATCTATTAGACAAGATGCCATGAGAGCAAGGATAGACATCATTAACGGCTTGATTGATGAGAACGGATACAAGTCATACTTGGAGATTGGATTGGGTGATGGGAAGCATTTTAATGCAGTCAAGGCAGAACAAAAGATAGGTGTTGATCCTGCTTATCCAAATGAAGGCAATATTTACGGGGCTGAATCGGATACCTTTTTTGTGGCAAACACTCAGTCATTTGATTTGATCTTTATTGATGGATTGCATCACTCGAGACAGGTAGAACGAGACATTTTCAATTCTTGGAAGTGCTTGAATAAGGGAGGTACTATTTTGATTCACGACATTAAGCCTAAGAACTACGAAGAGCAGGTAGTGCCTATGGGAGACTATCCAACTTGGACAGGCGATGTTTGGAGGGCTTGGAATGGACTAAAAAAGAAGTATGGCACTTTGAATTTGGATTACATCGAAGAAGAAAACGGACTAGGTGTGATCTATAAGTCACGGCACAAGATCGAACTAGGATTTGTGGATATGGTTTCGACTTGGGAGGAATACGATCAGGCTAAAGGATGGAAGGTATGATCAAACTATCTATCCTAGTTCCTTCAGTAGCTGAAAGAAGATCGACATTTCTTCCAAAGTCTTTGGATATGCTTTATGGTCAGTTGGAAGCATTGCCAATAGAAAAGCAATCAGAGGTAGAAATAATTTATCTGATTGACAATAAAACTATGATGCTTGGGGATAAAAGAAATATCATGGTAGACATGGCAAAAGGCAAATACATTGCCTTCGTAGATTGTGACGATAGGATAGAGCCTGATTACATTGCCACATTGCTACAAGCTACCGAATCAGATTCGGATTCTATTGTATTTCAGGTATCAGTTTCTTTGAATGGACAAGCACCTAAAATATGTTATTATTCAAAGGACTATCCCAACGATTACAACACGGCAGAGGCTTATTTTAGGCTACCTAATCACATTCCATGCATCAAGCGTGAGGTATCAAAGAAAGTATCTTTTCCTAGCCTTAAACGGGCAGAGGATGCGGGATACGCTAAACTGTTGAAGCCTTACTTGAAATCAGAATACAAGATCGATAAGGTGTTGTATCACTACGATTACAACGATATGACCACGGTAGCACAAGAGGACATTCCACAAATAAGAAGTAAACGTATGGCAAATTCAGATATTACCGTTGATGTCGTCTTTGTATCAAATGCAAGCAAGGTAGGCACTAGAATGACTCAGAACGCTATCAACACTTGTATTCAAGGTGCAAACGGATTAAGAATTAATTGTATTGTGATTGAAGAGAAACTAGGCATTAACTATTCTAATGCCACTACCTACAATCCAGATCAGCCATTTAATTACAACTACTACCTAAACTTTGGGGCTGTCAGAGGTGCAGCACCTTGGATTATGTTTTGCAACAATGACTTAGTATTTCGTAATGGATGGCTTCATTCTTTATTGAATGCAGAATATCCGATTGTATCTCCAATATCCGTTGCTGACTTTAGACAGAAAGGAATTACCGAGAACGAGAAAGGTTGGGAATGTGGCAGGAATCTATCAGGATGGGCATTCATGATGAAACGAGACCTTTACAATCAAATCGGAGGACTTGACAATGATTTTGACTTTTGGTTTGCTGATAATTCATTGATTGAACAGCTTAAGCGATTGGACTTACCTCCTATGCTTGTGCCTATGTCTAGAGTGGATCACCTTGGAAGCCAAACATTCAAGACTAAGAACATAAACGAGCGAAATGATCTGATGTGGGCAAAGCTTGACCTATTTAATCAGAAGTATAATCAGAATCTATTTACAGATCATCCAAAATTCATAGAATGGAAAAGATTGCGGTCGGTATAACTACCCACAACAGAAAAGAGGTATTTGAAGAGACCTTGAAAGAATGGCAAAAGTATCTCCCATCTAACGGAGTTATTTTTGTGGTGGATGATGCATCAAAAGAGCCTGTTAAATCTGATTTTAGGTTTGAGGAAAATGTAGGCATAGCAAAAGCCAAGAATAAGTGCCTTGAATTAGCTGAATCATTTGATCATATCTTCTTGGTAGATGACGATGTAAGGCCAAAAAAAGCCGATTGGTTTAACCCATACATTGAATCGAATGTCAATCATTTGTGCCTTACGTTTGATAAAAAGAGCAATGGCAAGGTGTATAGTCCATCTATCCGGTGTGATGCAGAGATTTCAGGCTTGATGTCTTATACTGCCCCTAATGGCTGTATGCTTTACCTTAGAAAAGAATGCCTTGCTATTGCAGGAGGTATGAGGCCTGAGTTTGGATTGTGGGGATTTGAACACGTTGAATATTCGCAACGCATTCACAACCTTGGATTAACTCCAAAGCCTTTTATGGATGTAAAAAACAGCATGGATTTATTTGATGTCTTGGATTGGCGATATGCGGTTACTTCTTCTTTGACTATTGAAGAAAGAAGGACAAGTGGCCAGAAGAATCTAAAGATTTACGAAAAGTTTATGCATTCTGCCGAATTTGTGCCTTACAAATGAAGATATGGTATTCTAACCCTTATAGCACCTCCTTAAACATTGGAGGTGCTTACAATGCATTCATAAAGCAATTAAGCCCTAACGAGGAAGATTGGATAGTCTTGCAAGATGGAGACATCATGTTTTTAACTCCTGATTGGGGGAAACGAATTGAATCAGCTTTAGCTTTAGATGGGGATAGGTTTGGCTTGGTTGGGTGTTACACTAATATGCTGATGAATACCCATCAATTGCATGAGAAAAGGCACAACAAAGACAGAGACATCTTTAATCATTACCAAATAGCCTTACAATATGATCAGCAAGGCATTGAAGAGTATAAAGGCATTGTTGCAGGGTTCTTTATGGCCTTTCAATATAAGACTTGGAAGGCAGTAGGAGGATTCATAGAAAACAACATTGCTTGTGATACGATATTCAATCATATGGTAAGGGATAAAGGATTAAAGGTAGGATTGATCAAATCTTTGTATGTATTCCATCTTTACCGGATATGGGCAGAAAAAGAGCCTTGGAATGAGAGAAAGCATTTATTAAAGTGATATATTTGTTAGAAACAAAACAAAACAGAACATGAAAGCAAATGAATTAAGGGTTGGAAATTACTTCTTTGATAGAGGAAAGACAATTTTAAGACTTGATTTTTGGGATTACGGAATGAAGCCAGCAATGAGAAATATAGTTAATCATGGTGGAAAAGATATTGTTCTTCATCCATTTACCGAAGATTTAGAAGAATGCCAACCAATCCCACTCACCGAGGAATGGTTGGTCAAGTTTGGGTTTCAAAATGATGACGATGATTGGTTGATTGATATTGATGACAGAAATTGCATCCATATTAATTTAAAAAAGAAAAGGACATTGTTAGAAAGCTATGATGGGCTACTTACTGTAAAAAATATTGAATACGTACACTTCCTTCAAAACCTATACTTTGCCCTAACAGGAGAAGAATTGACATTGAAAGAAAATTCCTAAATTATGCCATGATCAAACTAGTGCAGGACTATATTCCATTTAAGAAGGGAGAAATTCTTACCTTTGGAAAACAGCATGATGCAAAGCTAGTTAGTGAAGGCATTGCAGTTTGGACTAAGATTGCAAATTTAGACATCAGAAGAAAATGAGCGTTAAACGACCGTTGCAGATAGATTACCCATCACAAGTAGATACCGAGCCTATCACGCTTGCAGAAGCTAAAGCATGGCTTCAAATCGATTATTCTGATTGGGATGCTGTGATATTAAATGATTTGATCCCAAGGGCTAGAATCGAATCAGAGAAAGCTTCAGGGATGCTTTATGTGGAAAGGGAAGTGACTATCTCAAACAACAAGAAAGACGAACGTATTTATCCTGTTGGGCCTTGGATTGAAGATGTGACCACGGATGATACCGAGGTGGAAAATTATAGCTACTTAGCAGGATTTAACGAAGATAATCCATTGCCTCAAGATTTGAAAGTGGCGATGCTTAAAAGGATTGCTACTGATTTTGCATTTAGGCAGAACATGATTGACATCCAAACCTATTACACGGCTAAATCTAGCTTTAGTGAGGAGACCAAATATAGAGCCGATCTATTCGTATGATCAACTTCGGAAAATATGATCAAAAGGTTTCATTCGTATCGTTTCAGGATGTGGATGATGGATTCGGTGGCAATGTTCCAACGGCTTCAACTGTGCTTACTACTTTTGCGAGAGTTCAGCAATTGAGAGGATCAAACGCAATAGAGGCTTCTCAATTAGTTTTGCCTAACACCTACGAGATAGCTATTCAATACAGGTCTTCATTCACTCCTGACGAGTCAATGCAGATTCTTTACAAGTCAACATATCACAAGGTGACAGGTATCAGAATCAACCATGAGAGACAGCACAAAGAGTATATTGTAACGGCAGTAAGTACCGGACAAACTCAGACCTTCCAAAATAACTTAGACTCAACTCTAGACTTAACACTATGACCAAGATAGCCTACACCAATAAAGTAGCTTTAGCGAGCAATCCAGTAGCCGAGATCAACAAGGTAACGGATGCAAACATGAACGAGATTAAAACTTCGGTCAACAAATTGTATGATGTGGCTGGATGGGTTGAGTACAAGGATTTGACAAACACCTCATCCAACAAGCAATCATTGACAGCAGGTCAAGAGACTGCATTGACTATTGATGGGGCTAGTACGATCAAAACTTATAAGCCTTTGGATATGGGAGTATCTGAACTTTGGGCAAGTAACAAGATTACACCTTTAAGACTTGGCGATGCTTATTCGATCAGAATAGACTTCAATGCAGAGATAGCAAACTCAAACGGATACTTTGACTTTGGAATCTATATTGATGGTGCTATCGGTTACGCTGTTCAGGATACCTACACATTTCCAAAGGGGGCTGGAACTGCTCATAGATTCAGCCTAAACTATACGATTTATTTCTTGCAGACATTCCTAACTAATGGAGGTATCTTGAGAATTAATCCATCACATACCATGCTTGTATGGGATAAGAGGATTATTCTTTCACGCATTTACTCTAATGTGTAATGGCGGTTAGGATTGTAGGTCTTGATAAAGTTCTAAAAGACTTAGAAAGTAAAAATCAAGATGTACTTGATGCTGTTGGTGATGTTCTTGAACAAGTAGCAAAGGACATTGAAATAAACGCATCCCAAGATGCTCCTGCGTTTGTGCCTCAAATTCCTGAAATTGATCTAAATATTGGGGCAAGGATTGAAGCAAAGCCTACTGAATTTATCAAAGGTACTGCTGTGACTTGGGATGTATTTGTAAAGACAGACCCAGACAATGAATTAACTTTCTTTGATGGATACATGGAATTTAATACAGGTTTAGAGGCTGCCGAATTGCTTTCTAATCCTAATTATTCCCCTGAAATAAAAGCATTAGCAGAAAAGTATTTGGGTAAGATAAGACCAAGAACAGGTACACTAAGAGGAAAACCATATTTTTTCCCAAATGTTTTTAGATTTACGGCAAATCTTGAAGAAAAGCTAACCAAGGCAATTAACGATAACATTAAATGAAAGAAGTATCCTCAGAACTACGCAAGGCAGTAATTGAAGCAATAACACCGCTAACGGTTGCAGGGGTGACAATACCCGTGAGAGATACTTTCTTCCCTCCTACGGCTAATCCTGCGACCTATCAAAACGGCCAATGCTATGTTTTGATCACAGATCAAGACGAGGCAGAGACCACAAATAACGATTGCTCAAGAAGGCAGAATGTAAGATTGACAATTGACATTGTAACCAAATTCCCAACAGGAAACGGAGGGAAAAAAGCATCTGAGGACATTAGTAATGCAGTCCAACAGGCTGTTATCCTTGGGTCAATCAATCTACCTGTTGATTGGCAAATTCTTAACATCAGAAAGGACTTTAGCCGGACAATCATTGAGCAGGGGTCTACTCAGGTGGCTTACAGAAAGTTGATTAGTTATACTTTCGATATCTTTGAAGTTTGATATTATTTTTTTTCTCTATATTTGGATAAACGAATAAGCAATGGCAACTTACAATCTTGGAACTTACTTTACCTTCAAGTGGAATAACATTCCAGTTGTTTGTAAATCATCCACTTCCGTGTCCATCTCCAATGAATCTGTTATCGTGAGAAACGATTGCACGGGTGACTATGGGGTAAGACTTGCAGGAGGTGACAAATCAGGGTCATTCTCTTTCTCTGGAGATGTTGACTTTGCATCTGCTGGAGTAACTGACCTTTCTGCATTCGATCTATTCGACATGATCGGTGAGGTGTATGAAACTATCTGGGGCGGTTCGCAGTCAGGTGACAAGATCATCACCGTAGATGCTCAGTTGAACTCTTTGGAAATCACAGCAGAAAGAACCACGGCGGTATCCTTTACAGGAACTTTTGACTTTGCAGGTACTCCAGTTGTATCTGTAATTCCAACCTAAATACTAATTCATGGCTAAATACCATTCAGCACCTTTTAAGGAAGGTGAAATTTTCTTTTACCCTAATCTTGGGGCATTGGCTAACTTTGAAGATGCTACCGGAAAGGGAGTTGCAGAGGCTTTCGGCAATGGTGGAATACCAAAGCTAGATTTGATTTATGCAATGTTGCTTGAGTGTCATAAGGTAGCTTGTGCGAGAAAAACTTTGAATCCTGTATCCTTGGAGGATATTAAAAATTGGATTGATGGCAAAGAAGTGATGAAGCTATTTAATGCCGTTCTTGCTGACCTATTGGAAGAGTTGGGCATTAACGAACCAACAGAAAAAAAAACGTAGAAGAGGATTCTGAGGTTTATTCGGCTAGAGAAAATTTAATGCTGATTGTAGGGAGAACTAAAATACCTTACAATCAGCTTTTTTATTTGAATAGGGCTGAATTAAAGGCATTGATCAAAGGTCATGAACTAGACCAAAAGGATTTGATTGAATCGCTTAGAATGCACGCTATGATAGGTCTTCAGCCACATTTGAAGAAAGGAACTCATTTGGATGCTAAGTCTATTTGGTCGCTTCCTTGGGATAAAAAAGCAAAGCCTTATGTCTCCACGAATGAAGATTTAGAAAAAGCCAAAAAATTAATCGAAATTGCAAGTAAACTAAAGAAGGAAAAGCATGGCTAACCCAAGGATAGAGGTAGAAATTTCGGCAAATGTAGCTGATTTAAGCCAAGGTGTCAATCAGGCAACCCAACAACTTGACAAGCTTGGTGATGCTGCCAATCAGACAACACCTCAAATAAACAAGCTAAAAAACGCTACTGCTCAATATAACTCAGTAGGTACTGACTTTGCCCGTATTATCCAAGATGCTCCGTTTGGGATCATTGGTGTTGGTAATAATATTACTCAGCTTGCAGGATCGTTTCAGCAATTGCAAACACAAACAGGATCGACTTCAGCAGCTTTAAAAACTGCATTTGCTTCTATCTTTAGTTCTGGTAATTTGCTTGTCCTTGGTATTTCAGCACTTACCACGGCTTTTACTGTATTACAGCAACAAGGATTTTTTAAGAGTGAAGAGGCTGCAAAGTCTTTAAAAGATAGGCTTGACGAATACAAGGATACATTAGAAGATCTGTCAAGGGCTAACCTTGAAGGGTCTGGTAATGCTCAGAAAGAAATACAAAATCTTCAGCTACTAAGAAAGCAAGCAGAAAACACGGCTGTATCTCAGGAAAAGAGATTAGAGGCCGTGAACGCTTTGCAAAAGCAATATCCAAGCTACCTTGGAAATATTAGCCAAGAAGAAATATTAAACGGCAGAGCCGATGTAGCTTATAAAAATATCACTCAATCAATCTTAGCAAAGGCAAAGGCTCAGGCTTCAGCTAATCAGATTGCTCAGAATGCTATTCAGATTTTGACTTTAGAAACAAAGCTTGAAGAGCAAAGAACAAAAAGATTAATTGAAACTTCATCGGCTCAGGCTCAGATTGATGCTTTGTTGCAAAAAAGGCAAACACAAGGCTTTTTAACTCAAGGCGAGATTCAACTTTATGATCAGTTGATTTCAAGGATCAACAAGGCAAATGAAACACTCTCTGAAGATGAAGAACTGTTAAAAGAAAAGCTTAGACTACTTGAGCAAAATGTAAAGCTTGAGAGTAATGTAACTGCCTTGATTGAGCAAGGTGCGACATTTACTAATGAGACTAATAATGCTAAAAAAGAATCAATTAAGCTTGAGGATGAATTAATAGCAAGGATAGAAGCTTCAAATAAATTAAGAGATGAAGCTGCCAAAAAATTAGTAGAATTAGGTTCAAAACTAAAAGTTGGAAGTCCTGATTTTAAGGATGTAAACGTTGATATTTCAGGATTTACACCTACTGACATAATTCCAGAATTTGACGATTCAAGGGCTACTCAATTTATTTTAAAGCTAACTGATTTTAGAAATCAAATATCTGAAATTTTAGAAGGTGGCGTTGCTAATACCATTGGAGATTTTGCTTTTTCAATAGGTGAAGCATTAGGAAATGGAACAAGTGTAGTAAAGGCTGCTGGTGCTGCTTTGTTGGGAGGATTGGCTGGGGTTCTCAATCAGCTTGGACAATTAGCAATCGGAACAGGTATAGCCATTGGGGGTATTAAAAAAGCATTACAAACGCTTAATCCTGTTGCTGCTATTGCTGGCGGTGCTGCTTTGATTGCTTTAGCTGGTTTTGTCTCTGCAAAAGCTAGAAGCCTTTCAGGAAACTTTGGAGGCGGTGGAGGTTCATCCATTGGCACATCAAGCGTTGGAGGCGGTTCAGGATCAGCTTTTGCAGGCGGTGCTGTTGGTGGATTGTTCAATCAGAACCGAGAGATTAGAGGTGAATTGGTAGCCCGTGGGACTGATCTTGTCTATGTATTTAACGAGGCAAACACAAGGATAAACAAGGGATAGTTAATGATTCCAAGATTTACCAACATTTATTGAATAAATACAAGTAATAGATACGTTATAAATATTGGCTATTCTTGAATAAGAATAGCCTTTTTTTATTAAAAGCCTAATCTCTTCAACTTGTTGGTATTTTAATTTTGAATAATGATTTTTTTCACCTTTAACACCCTTTTTTAAGCCAATTTTAATTGCATGAATATTGTTTTCTTTTGCAGTCACCCATTCAAGATTTTCAACCCTATTATCTGATTTGATGCCGTTTTTGTGGTTTACTTGATCTTTAGAATCTTTGTTTTCTATAAACGCAATAGCAACTAATCTATGAACCTTAAAATGTTTCCTTGTTAATTTCCTTAATCCTACAATTTTATATCCGTAAGAATCTGTGGATTGACCCATTAAAATACTTTTTTCTTTTTGAAATCCCCATTTGCCTCCTTGAACAACTCTTTCTAAAGATTTAACCCTTCCTAAATTACTGACTTGATAATACCCTTCGTATCCTTCAATATCTTTCCAGATTTCCATAAATAAAACCGCCCGACTTCAAAGGGTCGCAGTCCTTATCCATCGGGCATTTGGTTTTTAAGTTCTTGTTGTCACTGCGACCTGACAAAGCAAAGATACTAAAAAAAGCTAAAAATAAGTATCTTTGACTATGGCAAATCAATATAGACTTATTTTATCAATTAGGGCTGGTGATGGAGTTATAACTGTAAACGGAGTTGATCCTTTGCCTTTTTATGAAGAAGGGACTTCTTTAACAATAGCCATATCTTTAGGAAGTGGATTTACTTCCGTTCAATGGAAGCAAGCTCCTTTAGCAAGTTTATTATCTTCGTCAACATCTTTTACATTTTTAATGCCATCTAATGACGCTAAAATATACGCTGAGTTAGCAGGAGAATATACGCCAACTGATTCATACGGATTAAAATACTCAGGCAACTACGGCACTAACTACGGGGCTGACTGTTGGAATCTCAAGATATTTCAAGATGGCTATGGTGGTGCATCTTCGCCTATTGACATTGCAGACATCCAATATAATTGGGGCAATCAGGGAGATGATCCGTTAAAGACTATCATAGGTTCATCGGTTGATTTTACAGTGGCAGGTGATAGCGGAGACTTTGACGAGTTCTTGATCGGAGGCAATCGGACATGGAAGGTTGAACTTTGGCAAGGTGTTGAATTGTGGTTTGTTGGCTTCATTGCCCCTGACTTCATTACCAATCCTTACTCATCAGGCAAAAAGCTTTATTCATTCACGGCTACCGATGGACTAAAGGGCTTTGATTCTATTCGGTCAAACTTTGGACTTTGGCCTAATCCTAGAACCTATGCTCTATCGGCTATAATAGGCCCACTCAATCAATCCTTTGTAGAGCAAAGGCCTATAAATATCGGATGTGAAGTGCATGAGACAAGGATGGATAGGAACGACTGCGTATTTGAGCAGTTTAACATTCCTTTTAGTGCTATTTATTCAGATGGAGAGATTGCCAAATTTACCGATGGTGTGAGGATTCAAAATGAGGAATTGTTTATATCTGATACGCTTGAGCGAATGGTCAATCCTTTCCTTTGTAAGGTGTTTTTGTGGAAGAATGAGTTTTGGGTAGTTAGATTGCCCGAACTAGCCAAGGCAAGCTACAAGAAATACAAGTTTCTTTCTGATTTGACTTTAGACAGCACCGGAACGATTATTAACGGTGAGGATATTTCTTGTGATATTAACTTGCCTGAAGAAACTGCAAGGCGTGTATTTACCGAGTTTAATGCTTTCTTAAATCTTGGTATTTTGGATTTAGCATCTAAAGGAGGTGTATTTGATGCTGATTTTGATCTTGAAGAGTGGTTTGTTAATTCTCCTAGATCACCTTACGCTGGAATATATCAGCTAAGATTATGGGATTATGTGAGGGCAATACCTACCAATCAGGTTGGGCCTGTTCCTAGTGGATCAACGGCTTTAGTTCAGTATGTATCTTCAAGCGGTTCAGAGTTTTGCCAAATATGGACAACCACAACCACGGCAGGAATAGCAGACCCAGATATAAGTTTTATTTCTGCCAACACCTCAAGCACAGGAATAGAAATAGGCATTGCACAAGAAACGGCTAACACGCTATCTGTTCAGTTTGAATACATGGCAGAAAGGGTGTCTAAAGACGATCCAATCAATCCTGCTTCTCATTCGGTTGGGCTTATGATCCGAGTAGGTACAAACTACCTATTCAGAGATACTGCAACCACGTTCGATTGGACATTAACTCCAACCGTGATGGAGTTTGCAGTAAGTTCAGGATCAGTTTGGAATAGCATTGCAATCAATAACGTACCTGTCCCTGTTGATGGAACGGTGGAGGTTAGATTGTATCAACTTATTTGCAACGGAGGAACACCACATAGATATGTGGTCAGATACCGAAACTTCTCGCTAAAGGTAGAAGAGACTGAAGGTCTATCTTTGGAAAAGATCGGGGTTAAAGGCATAACCGATAACCCTTATTCTAACGTTCATCCTGACTATGAAACATACATAGGCGATGCGGTGACCAATAACTCTGCATCAGCAATTACTTTGCTAACGGCTGGAGACCCTGTATCAGAAGGATGGACAAGAGATGGCATAGAGGATTTACCTTTATTAGATTTGATCGTTCAGGACTTGGCGAATCTAAAAGGAAGGACAAATCTTCGTATCTTAGCAAAGCTTGAAAGAAAGGATATAGAGCCTTATAGGGCGGTCTTGTATAAAGGTAGATATTGGGCGATTTTGTACTATCAACTAGATTGCAGACGAGGCACGGCAAGGATAGAACTATTTGACTTGGGCATTAACCCTGTTACTTAATGGCAGATATTAGCATCAATAAATTTAGAACAGCCATCACTAGGGGTGGGGCTACTCCTGCAACTCCAGGATTTGCCGAGACTGAAGGGCAAGACCCTGTTAATCCTAGCACAGGCAATGGTACTGTAAATGAGTTTTTACAGTTAATTGATGTGTCAGATAAGACTTATGTTGGCAAAGAAGGGTTTGTCCCTATTGTAAGCAATGAGTCAGGATTAACTCTTGTGCCATTACCACAAATTGAACAGAATGGATTAATTAGTGGTGGTGTGGTTCAATGGACAGGATCAGGATACAACTTCAATATTTCAGGGGCTGTTTATCGAATTGCAGGAACTCTTTACAATTCTGATCCTACATTATTAACACTATCAACACCAGACCCAACAAATGACAGAATAGATGTTTTTGCGGTTGATACAAATGGTGATGTGGTTATAATAGCAGGTACTCCTGCTGCTTCTCCTGTAAAGCCACAAGTAAATCCGCTGACTCAGTTGGAGTTGACTTCTGTAATTGTTACAGCTGCAAGCACTAGCCCAACGTTAACAGAGGATATAATTTATGATCAAAATACTGAATGGGTTGGTACAAGTTCAGGAACTGGTACGGCTAATTTTGCCTCTACAAACAATCCATTCCAAGGATCAGTATCACTTGAAACAACAAATATTCAAAATAATTTTGCGGTAGTTTGGACTAGAGGTAGTGATTTGACTATTTCTAATTATCTGACCTTAGGTCTTCAAATAAGACTTAAAGCATCAATGGGTGCTTCTCAAAATATTAGAATTGAATTTTTAGATAACTCTAACAATCCAGTTTCTACTGCTCAAAATTTAGCACTTGATAAGTCTTTATCTGGCTCTTATCAATTTATCGGTATTGCATTAAGCACTTTCACATTTACCTCATCAACTGTAAGGAAAATAAGATTTACTTTTTTGAGGGCTAGTGGAACTGTTACCTATTCAGGGTATAATATGGATGTGGTAAAGTTGGAAGGCGGAATAAATCCTCCTATAACTGTAAACACTTTCTTAGGACTTCAAGATACTCCGAAAACTTACTTAGGACAATCTGGAAAAGTAGTAGCTGTAAAGTCAGACGAGACAGGGCTTGAATTTATTACAGGTGGTGGTGGTGGATCATTACCTTCAGGTGGAGCAACAGGTCAAGTATTAACCAAACTAAGTGCAGCGGATGGTGATGCAGACTGGCAAGATATTCCAGCTGTAAATGGTGGTAATGAACCAACAGTAAAAACAACAGCATCAGCAGATCAATCATTACCATCTGGGGTTTTGACTATTCTTGATTACGATTCTACATTAAACAATAATGCGACTAGTGTTTATACAGTTGGAACAGATGGAAGAATAACTGTATCAGAAGAAGGTGTATATGATATTACAGCAGGAGTAGTAATTGAGGCTAACGCTGTAACTGCTTTGGAAAGTGCTTTTTTTGGAATATTTAGAAATGGTAATTTAATAGCAATTCAATCAATAAACACTACTTTAGCAGCAGCTAGTAGTAATGGATTAACTTGTTCAACTCAAGTATTTTTAGCTGGTGGTGATATTATCGATTGCAGAGCCTTAGTAAATTCTGTTGGCGGATTAGCACCTGGTCTAGCAAGAAGATTGGGGGTAATTGTTGGTGCAAACGCAACTCAAGTAAATAGTTTGGCTATTGTAAAATGTGTGGCTACAAGTCATGATGCTGTAACAATCGGCTCACCTGCTAACGGTCTATCTATTACGGGTGCTCAAGTCCTATCTTTAGGACTAGCATCAGCAGGTGTGACAGGTGCTTTGAGTGGTGCAGATTGGTCAACTTTCAATGGAAAGATTGCAGGAACTATTGCAAGTGGTCAAATAGCGTTTGGTACTGCTTTAGACACCATTGGTGGATCAAATAACCTTTGGTGGGATTCTGCAAATAGTAGGGTGGGTATATTGACTAATTCTCCAACCAACTCTTTAGATGTCAACGGCACTACCAGAATCAGGACTATCTCTAACCTCGGATCAACAGCTACTCGGTTCTTGGTTGCATCGGCTACTGGGGTAATCAGTGAGAGGACGGGGGCGGAGTTGATTACTGATTTGGGTATCAGTGGGGGGTCTAATTGGACAATTGTTGGATCTGATATTTATCGAAATTCAAATGTAGCGATAGGAAGAACCACAATTCCATCTAATGGGACAGGTTCTTATACATTTTCTGTTAAATCAAAAGTAACTGGTGCTGGAGGTGATGTTGAATATTTTTTACTTGAAAACAGTGCTGGTGTTGCTGGATTTATAGGTCAGGAATCAGGATTAATGCAAATTAATCCAACAGGTGCTTCAACTGGTTTGTTAACAGTTGGAAATATTACGGGATTTTCAGGGAGTAGGGGGGTATTAATAAGACCTTCTTCAGCAGGAGCATCAATAATTACAACAGATACAGACGGGACTACTGGTAGGTTTAGGATAGATAACAACGGATCATTTTGGGTCAATGGACTTGTAAGCTTTGGGACTGCTATTGGAACAACGGTAAATGCATGGGGGACAGGAATTAGAGGATTCGGCAACAATGTTGCAGCAAGAAAAAGTTTAATAGTACAAAGATCAACAGGAACTGAAGATTTTTATGTTGCATCAAATGGTGAAATAGGTTTTTTTGACGGGGGTGTTATGGTTTTTGGAACTGTGACAGGAATGAAATTAGGAACAGCTACATCACAAAAAATAGGTTTCTGGAACGCAACCCCTATTGTTCAGCCTACTACTGGTGTGGCTGCTGCAACATTGGCAAGCAATGCAGGGACAACATTAACAAGTACAGATACATTTGATGGATATACACTACAACAAGTAGTAAGAGCGTTAAGGAACACAGGTTTACTTGCATAATTATGACAGAACTAATCACACCAATCAGCAATCATCCCGTACTCAATAAGACTCGGGCAATCAGGTTAAAACAAATCAGTTACATTGACTTTGACATCAAAGAGGCTCAGGTCATTTGGGAGGAATTATTCACGGATGATAAAGGCGAACCAATCATCGATGAAACGGTAGCCAAAAGGGCAATAGTTAGTCATATCTCAAACAATAGCCTTGTAACAATGCAAGGAATCGTCATTGACTCAGAAAACTTCCCTAAATTGGAAACAGAAACAGACGAAGAATATCAGGAACGATTTGAAGGTATTAAAGCAAAAGGATTTCCTGAGTTTGATTTCTACATTGGAGCGGTTCTCAATGTACAAGCAATCGGACAAGCAATTTTAATTTTAGACAGTTTAAACAGATTTAACAGAAAATGAACGTACAACTCGACCAAGCAAAACTAAACGAGATTCAAAGTCTATTGAATAGACTGCCAATAGAAACACTTCCAATTGTTCAAAAGATAGTAGAAATTTTGAATTCTGGAGTGCAACAAAGTGAAGAAAAAGAGAAATAAACTGTATTCAGTTTTTTAAATCGAGTTGATTTCATATTTTTACTAACAACTTAAAAATATGGAGTCAACTCAACCCTTCTTGGACATCCTTATGAATCAAAGCCCTATCGTTATCGGTATGGCTTTTATTGTTTACACCCTTTGGAAATCCTATCAGAAAGAAAAAGATCAGAAAGAAGCCCTAGCGGATAAGGTAATCACAAATAACATCCTTATTCAGGAGCAGATGAAGGATATGATTGAACTCCAGAAGCGTATTGTGGACAAATTAGACCAAATGCATCATGGGAAAGCTATCTGATTACATTTTACCTAGAAAGAGGGATTTCAAGTATGAGTTGGCAATGGAATCTACCAAAGCCATCACAAGCCTATTTAAGCTATACAGGGAAGGCGACTTAGATGTAAACATAGATACTCACGCCTTTGTAAAGATTCATCCCAATGATGAGTCTAGTCCTGCTTTGTATTGGTTAGCGAAAGATCAATACATCATTAGATACCCAGAGCATTCAACACCATACAATCACAAGTTCTTTGACAAGTGCAAGTTTATTGAATGCTTGTCCGGCAAGATTTACGATAAGAACTCGAATACAAAACTTTTTAAAGGCGATCAATTAAAAGTAACTCCAAAAGACAACTTCGTTCCTTACACCTTGGATGAGGTATGTTTTCTTCGGGTTGTCATTGGTGATTGCGATTCTACTTTGAACCAAATCCTAAAATAATGGTAGAAAAAATCCAAAGGAATGTACACCTAATCAACCTGCCTACAAACGCAAGATTAGCCGTACTTTCCGACCTGCATTGGGATAACCCTAAATGCGACCGAAAGCAATTAAAGAGACATCTTGACTATTGCAAAGAAAACGATATTAAGATTTTTGTCAATGGAGACTTTTTCTGCTTGATGCAAGGAAAGTACGATCCAAGGAGATCAAAGAAGGATATTCTACCTGAACACAACAAAGCCAATTACATTGATGCAGTAATTGAAGATGCGGTTCAATGGTGGTCTCCTTATGCTGATTTATTGACTGTTATTGGATACGGTAACCATGAGACATCCATAGTCAAGAACTTGGAAACAGACCCTTTACAACGCTTTGTAGACCTTTTGAATTACACCAATAAAAGCAACGTGTTCACTGGCGGATATGGTGGGTGGTTGGTTTTAAGGATGGAGGTTAGAGGCGGATCAATGATTAAGAGAATAAAATATTTCCACGGGTCAGGTGGTGGAGGTATTGTCACAAAGGGAGCGATAAACCTTACAAGAGCTTTAGAGACCTATGAAGGAATGGATATCTTTTTGCTTGGACATATCCATGAGAATTGGTGCAGAAATGATATGAGAGATGTTCTTGAGTTTAATAGAGGCAAAAAAATATTTGAGTTGAAGCAAAAACAGATTCACCACTGCATTACGGGAACTTACAAAGAGGAATACGGTGATGGTGCTTTTGGTTGGCATGTTGAGAGAGGAGCACCAATCAAACCAACTGGGGGAAGGATTTTAACGTTTGACATTAAACGTGATAGATCACCAGAGCACGATAATGTTGAAATTTTAGTAGATTCAATCAAGTTTCCGGTATGAAAGCAAAACTAATCTTCGATCTAACAGACCCTAATGAGTCAATGGATTTCAAAAAGGCTGTAATGGCTAATGAAATGGCTAATGTCATTTGGTCAATTAAAAATGTGGTTTTGCGTAAGGCATATAAGGAAGAATTGAATGCCGAAGAGATAATTGATTTGCTTAATATGGAATTGTATGAATTGCCGTTCGATATAGATGAATTGGTAAAATAATGAATGAGATATGAGACTAACGGAAAACTTCAACCTATCAGAATTTGCATCTAAAGATGGATCAGGTTTTCCTGAGAAAGTAAAAGAAAACCTTGCTGAACTTGCTGTAAATTTGCAGGTGCTTAGAGATCATTTCGGTAAGTCTATCACAATTACTTCTGGGTATAGATCATCAGAACACAATCTAAGGATAGGTGGTGCAAAAGATTCATATCATGTTCGTGGAATGGCTGCCGATATTCAAATACAAGGAGTTTCACCAAGAATGGTATACAATGCCATTGAATTGCTAATTAAGTCTGGCAAGATGAAAGAAGGTGGGTTAGGTCTTTATAACTCATGGTGTCACTATGACATTCGTGGCAAGAAAATCAGATGGGATAAATCAACCAAAAAATAAACTATGAAAAAACTAATCAACCAAATCAAATTAACCCTATCTCGGGTGTTCGGATCATTCCTTAACTTTCTTGTTGAGCGAGGAAACGTAGCTGTAAAAGTTACCGACATCGTAAAGTCATTCATTGAGAATCCTGCGGTGGACTTGGTAGTAAGCCTTACACCAACCAAGAAAGACGATCTTATCCTAATGAAGGCTAAAAAGCTAATTCCAAAGGTATCTCTTCAGATCGGTATGGCAATGGCTATTATCTCAGAAGCAGAGGCAGCAGAGAACGAAGCAGAAGCATTTAGCAAGGTTTTGGCCTATGTATCTTCTAATCTACCTGAAGACGGAAAGGCTATCTTTTATCGTGAATTGTCTGGCAGAGTTGCAGAGGCTTTGAGTGATGGAACTGTATCAACTGCCGAAGCGATTAGTATCGTTCAGTTGATCTTTAAAAAGGTATTGTGAAACTTCCAGACCTGCCTTTCTCAGGATCGTTTTATAGCCGTTCTAAGGACATAAGGCACAGGATTAGTATCAAAATACCGATTGCATTTTTGATGCGTTTATTCAAAAGAAAAAGCCCCTAAAACAGGGGCTTATTTTTTGGGTGACTACTCAACTTTACTAAATCCTACTAAACTCATCCAAACTCATTATTTGAGACTTTATCTCTCCGCTATAATTAAACTCATCTTTGAAGCCTTGGCAGTTGGTCATAAAGTAACCTAAACTTTTTCCTGTTCGGCTTGTCTGGCGATAGTATCCTTTTTGGATTACATTCTCAGCATAAATGGTGATCTGTTGGTGGTTATACATATTGTGACCCATTACCATGCCTCTAAGAATCTCCCAGCTTTTACCAAATTCTGTATGTGGATAGGTTCGGAAGAAATCATTCCCTTTACTGATTAGGTATGCATCTTGTTCAATGCCTTCCTCATCCCATGAAGAACTCCACATAACCGACATATTATCGGATAAACCTTCAGTAGATGAAGGAATAAGATAGGGGTGGTAAGCTATTTCAGAGCCTTTAGGGTTAAAGTTATTAGACCATATCGGATGCTCATCCCTCCACTTTTCATTCATTCTTACAAGTCCTATTCTGTCTCCGGCATGACTTTCCCTTTGTGGGGTATATATCTTGCCATCAATCAAACGAATCCTTGTTACACCATCTGCATTAGGTCTAAGCTTTATTCTCTTCTCGTCAATAATTGCCTCAATGTCATCAATCATGAAGGTAAACCTTCCGATATGCAAGATATGAGCGTAATTGTCTCCCTTGTCTGAGTTAAAGAAGTGATTGAATAAGAAATTGGTTTTGTGTTCGGAAGTGATGGTAAACACATTGTTTTTCACAAAGCCTCTAACCAGTAATCGGTTGCTTCCAAACTCCTCCTCGTTTGATCCATCGGTCATCACATCCTTTAGGTATACTTTTAGAATACCCCCAATATTATCTCCTATCGATGCTTTGCCTTCTATAAATCCATTGCCAAGGTGTTTATAATTGATTGCTCCTACAAGGTTTCCTTTGTTTGATCCGTAAAGTGTACCAAGACCAAAACCACCATTTCTGCCCATCTTAGTAGTATCGCAATCTTTGACAATAGCAGACCATTGAGCATCTGGATTTTGAACGGAACTAAACAAAGTAGGCATCCAAGGTTCAACATTGATTATCTGCTTTTGCTGACAATAGTTTATTCCTTCACTGTAAAATCTAGCACCATCCATCAGGTGAAACAATGAACTATCTTGTGCCGGATCATTCCACTTGTCATAGTTTTCTTTGCCGAATATGATTGTGGTATCATTGCCTTTTAGAGTAAATGGACTGTTTAGGTTTTGTCGTTTGATGGCTTTAACCTCGTACGTACTGCCTATAAACTCCCATTTATCAAAACCTTGAGAAACAACATCATTAAACTCATCAGTAATATTCTGAATACCAACAGATATGACAGGCTCGGGCTTAGTGATTGGGGTAGGAGTTGGAATTGATGGCACAATAGGCTCAGGTGTAACCAACTGCACACCTGATTCTACCTCATAATTGACTTCAATAGTCTGCTCTGGAATCTTGATCTTGATCTTGTTCATGATTAGAATATGGTTTTTTCGAGTTCTAACCCAAAAAAATATCCAATCACCAAGCAGATGATAATGATTCCAAAAGCTATTCCGGTTGAAATGATGTCCTTTTTCATTGTTTTGTTTGTTTAAAGTGTTACTTCGTGATCTAATTTTGTTACTCTACTTCTAGATGAAGTCTCCGCTCTTACAGGATTTACAATCACATAAACGATAGCAAGCATCAAAAGTGCCAGAATCCAAAGTTTTAATCTGTCCTTGCTCATAGTTTTGAAAATTGAAGTAGTATAATCAAATAAGAAATCAATACGATACATCCGAAAATTATTCCGATTGTCATTTTTGCTCGTTGCTCTTGCATTTGAAATTTGTTTTTGCTCTACATAATGCAAGTTCTTCCGTTTCCTCCACGCCACTATCAAAAGTGTGGCCGTTCCAAAACCAATACGCATAGCCGTACTTGGTCTTACATACACCGATTGAATCAATCGGGTATCTGTCCTTGAGGATCATCTCCTCCGCTTGTTTGCCTGTGAATACTTTCATAAATGATCTTTCTGTTTTGTTGAACCAAATGTAAATCAATTTTCCAAATAATTGAAAAAAATCTAACAAATTTTTTTTGTTCTAATTTTTTCCTTCTAATTTTGGACAAACAAAACACCAAAACAATGGCAAAAATTTATCGAGAATCGCAACGCTACGATGATGCAGTAGTGGATTTTGAACACATGGGAGAAGACTACCGATGGGAGGGAGACTATGATGTCAACGAGGAAGGAGAGGTAGACACTTATGATTGTCCTGGGTGGTCAGAGCGAGATGTTGAAATAGTTTACACAAAATCATTTTCAAAGTATGATGAAGAACAGGATATGTGGTTTGAAGTTAAACCTACTCCTAGTTTACTTATTTGGCTTGAATTATTAATCGAATCACAACTTTAACAAAACAAACAAATGGAAAAATCACAATCAATCACAAATCTAACCAAGGGGCTGGCTAAGTTCCACTCCTTGGTAGGCAAGATTAGCAAGGATTCAAAAAATCCTTTCTTCAAATCAAGCTATGCCTCATTGCCTCACATCCTGACTGAGATCAGCGATCCACTTGAGCAAGCAGGACTTGTCATCACTCAGTTTCCAAATGAGTCAGGATTAACTACCATGTTGATCCACGCTGAATCTGGTGAGTACATTTCAGCAAGCTACACTTTGCAAGTGGTGAAGCAGAACGATCCACAGGCTCAAGGGTCTGCCATCAGCTATGCAAGGCGTTATGCGATTACGAGCATTTTAAACCTAGCTATCGCAGACGATGATGCAGAGGCTGCGACTAAGCCTGTACGGCAAGCACCACAAGCAGAAGACAACAGGCCTTGGTTGAACAAGTCAGATTTTGACAAGGCCTCAGATTACTTGCGTAAAGGTGGAAATATAGATGTGATCAAAGCCAAATACAGGATCAGCAAAGAAATGATGGATAACCTAAACACTCTAATTAAACAACTAGCATGAACTCATTATTTAACATCACAGCAAGGGCGAAGCAGTTAGCCCTTGCATTAGAAGAAGGAGAACTTACTCCTGATTTGGAAAACGAATTAGTCATCAATCAGAATGAACTTCAAATCAAGGCCGAAAATTACGCCTATGCGATCAAATCACTTGAAGGCGATGTGAGTATCATTGATGAAGAGATCAAGCGTCTAAGGGCTTTAAAAGAGGCTAAAACTAACGCTATCGATCGGATGAAGGAAGCGGTGTTAAATGCCTTTCAAGTTTACGGCATTACAGAGGTTAAATCTCCAACCTTGAAGCTATCTCTTAGACGATCCGAGGCGGTGCAAGTGACAAATGAAAATCAATTATCTGGAGGATACCTTCGAGAGAAAATAACATTTACACCAGATAAAGAATTAATCAAAGCTGCAATCAAAGCAGGAAAAACGGTAGAAGGTGCGGTATTAGTTGAAAATTTTAGCTTACAAATCAAATGAAACATTCAGCAGAACTCATCAAACAAGTAAAAGACCTATACTTTCAAAGGGTAAAAGCTAGAAAGATTTGTGAAATCACAGGGCTAACTATCGGGCAATTTCAAGCTATGGTGTACCACAAGTACCAATGGCATTTAAGATGTCCACGGAAGGAAGTCAAGGTGACCAAGGAAAGGCCAATTGATACGTATACTGTTGAAAAAATCATACGGCTTACCAACTGGGGCTATCATTGTGCCGAGATAGCAGAGGATCAAGGCTTACCACTAAGTCAGGTTTACAAGATAGTAGAAGAGGCCAAAAGCTTTGGAAGGATTCAGAAAATGGTATAAAGGCGGGTAAATCCCGCTTTTTTTATCTTTTTGAAAAAATATTTTTGGAATTGCTTGCATTGAATCTAATAAATATATTAGATTTGTATCAACAATAACATCAAAACACACAAAGCCATGACAACTCAACAAAACACTTACCAAGTAATCTACTCAGACGGAAAAAGAGTATTGGATCAATTTACTGCTTCAAACCTGACTGAGGCAAAGCAAATCGCTAAATCAAGAGCAAGAAATTACAGAACAGCATACTACAAGGTTTCTAGATGCTACAATGGAGGAGTAAGAGGATCATCAAGTGAAACCAACTGGCACTAAAAACAGCCCCTTCTGGGGCTTAACCTTTACACTTATGAAACTACTTATCAAAATCATCTACACAATCATAGCTTTTAGTCCTATCATTGGGCTAGGCTACTTACTAGGTCTTAAACTATTTTAAACACAAACACCGATGAAAATCACAATCAACAAAACAACAGCACAGGAAGTAGAACTTCCAAAGTATTTCAAAAATGACCGATACGGTCTTTTTATGATTATTGACGATAGTCGATTCTTAAAGGTTTATGACATTCCTTTTGATGGCTCTTATGCTGCCATTCCTTACTTCAGAATAGAAGAGATGGCAGGACTACCTTACAACATTGATACTGGATTTACTCCAATATCTGAGTCAGAATTTAAGGCTGCATATCTTAGAGTTAGTGTGTTGTACGATGAAATCTTTTCGAACTAATGAAACGACACAAATCAATATTCCAAGAAGTCAGGCAGACACTTGGAAACAATTCAGATAAGGCTATCATTAGATACTACGAGATGCAAGGAGCTGATAAGGCACAATTGGAAGAAATCAAGGGTAATAAACAATACTGGAAATGACTAAAGAAGAGATAATCGCTGAGATTCAGCACCGAGCAACGCAGAAGTATCTGATATACCTAGCCATGCAGGAGATTATGTTGGACAATAATGAGGATTGCACGTTTTTGAAGGATTACGACCACGATCTAACAAATAAGCACCGTAACCTTATAAACTCTTTTAAACGCAACGCAACGAAGGCTTATAGGTTCTTAGAGAATTACGAAGATGGAGAAGCAACGATAAAGCAATTCCATGATTTCGTAAGGCTGTTTGAGGGGCTACACCAAGCCATTGATTCTGGTGGTCCTATATTCCATGACTGTCTAAATGAATTTGAAAAAATCCTGATCAAAAATGGACTCAAAGAAAGTACTCATCTTCCAGAGCAAGCTTAACGATCCACCAAAGCCACGAAAGGCTGATGAGATCATAAAGTGGATGTACACACCTA